GCTTTAACGGTATGCGTAAGCCCACTGTCCTTATCAACTCCGATATGCGCTTTATAGCCGAAATACCACGTGTTCCCTTTGCGTGTCTGATGTGCGTCAGAGTCGCGTTTGCGTTCCTTGTTTTTCGTGGAAGTCGGAGCTGCTATTATCGTTGAATCTACTATCGTTCCCTTTTTCAGGATCAGCCCTCTTGCTGTAAGCTGTTCGACTACCTGTGCAAAGAGCTTTTCCTGCAGCTCGTTTTTTACCAACAGATTTCTGAATCTTCCCAGCGTATCTCCGTCCGGTATCTGATTGCTTGATTCCACGCCACAGAAATCAGAAAACGCTCTGCTGTCCGTTACTTCTGCAACTGTCACTTCGTCAGCCAAATTATATAGATTCTGTATCAGGTAGAGCCTCAGCATTAATTCCAGTTCGTATGGCTTATTCCCGCGCTCTCCTTTATAATAGCACGGCTTTATCATTGCTACCCATTCGTTCCACGGAACTATTCGCTCTATCTGCTCCAGAAATTCTTTTTTCTTTGTTCGTACCTGTGACAGTTCGTCCTCCAGGTTCGATAAACTTATCTGCTTATTCATACTTTTATTATACCATTTTTTATTTTACTATGCAACTAGTTTGTTTACTAATCGTGCTTAATTTCTAATTTGTGGACTTTGTGCGGTGTTGCCTTAATATTATGATTTTTTAAGTAGCTCGGTAGGAGGTGGTGCAGTTCATGTTGAGGATCTGCGAATTGAATGTCACCCGATCTACAAGAGCCGCGACCATCATCTCGTTCTCAAAAAGCTGAAGGAATAAAATAACGGAGCCACAGGACTGCTCAAATTTTAATGAGTAAGCCTTGCGACTTTTTGTTATTTTTAGGAATAATTAAAAAGTACACACCCCTTGCCGAAAATGCACACCCTCACGACCTTTCGTTAAATAGTATATAAAGTCAAAAATAGGAAAGGCTCTGCTGTGACCGTTTTCAGTCATCGCAGAGCCTCTTTTGTTAAATTGTGTTGACAAACCCCATTAAACAAGGACTTTCGGATAAAGAAAATGGACACCAATCAAGATACGCATTGTATCAAAATCGGTGTCCTGTTATGAAAGTAGTGACCTACTTTGATACAAACTGCACACCCCGCATACTTTTCGTTAAAAGGTATAGAGATTATTAAAAAGTGTACTATTACCAGTTGAGAATAACAAATTCTTCAGCGTTTTCCCGAATAATTGCATTATATTGCTGTACTTCATTTTCAATGTTCCTGCTGATTTTGATACAATAGAAAAAGCTTTCTCCGGGGTCAAAACCGCCGAAAAAGGCATAAAATAAGGGCTTTTGAGGTCAAATGCTGACTTTGAAAGCCCTTGTTTGCTTTATTCAGTTACAGATTTCTGCCGTTCCATGCCCGACTGTACCGTAGGGTGTAAGCCTTGCGGTGTACTGATTTTGGAATAATTAAAGGGTATGCGAAAAATTAAAAGGTTCAACCGTTTCAAGGAGTCCTTTCAGAGACTTAATCCATTCGCTCAGCTCTCCATCAATCTAAAATAGTTTTAAAGTTTTACTCCTTGGCATAGTGCCGCCTCATTAATTCACGAAAATCTGAAATGTAGATATTCAGATTATTTTTTGGGTTTTGTTCCAAGCGGCTTTACATTCAATTTCTCTAGGACTACATTACACTCGTCAATCGGGCAACCGTGAAAAGCCGAAAGTATGTACATATAAGCGTAGTCCGTATCATCGCTGTTATCATAGCCCAAGCCGGAGAGTCGCAGAGCCTCTTCGGTTTCGTGGAGCGTTAATTCCAATCCTACCGCCATAGCGGTGTAGGAGGGCACCTTAAACTTATGGTTCTGATAAACACGAGTATAGTCCATCGGCGCGAGGAGTGTCTTGCTTTGAAAAATACTTGTGTTCCAATGCGTCGCATCCATGTACTTGCACATCCGCTGCGATGTTGTTTCATTAACCAGACGATTGCGCTTAAGCTGTTTCTGAAATTCCGTGTCTGCATCGTCCAGAGCCTTTGCAATAGCCTTGTTGTACTCGTCCATGTTCTGCGTATTGGAATCATAGGACGGTAGTTTTTTGTATTCAATATCGGCGCGGAACATATAATGGACATCACGGACGCTTGTTCTGCTGCAAACCAGTTTGTAAGAGAAATCGAGTGTGCATTCCGAGAGATGAAGCCTTGCGTATTCGGTAAGGAAAAGGGCGTCCTCACCGGGTAGCACATATTTCTCATCTCGCAAGACAAAGTATCCTTCAGCAAAGCAGAATGCACCTGTGTCGAGTGTAGCTTTCAGAAACTCGTTGTTCATGTAGAGCCGGAATGCAGAAACTTCGTCAATCGGTTGCTGGTGGAACTTTGCGGCTGTGGAGCTTTTGCGGTGCCGGCGATCTATAACCACAGTTTCGCTGTCATATAATTCGACTGCCTGCGTAAATCCCAACTCGGATACACGGATTGCCGCTGACTGCTTCGACACCTTATAGGTTTCCGCAACCTCCTCAACAACAGCTTTTAATACTGATGACTGAACATTTCTGCTCTGTATGTTGTCCAGACGTTCAGAGAGAAGCATTTTCACAGTGCATCGTGGCATGAGGATTTTAGGCGCTATGGTACGAGCCTGCCATTCCATCTTTTCAATGTCAGACCATTGTTCGTTACGGTCATGCTGTCCTGTGATCAAGCATCGAAATGCAAACTCAGAACCGAGCTTCTGCACATTTTGATAGCGGAAATATGCCCTGTGCTTGTACCAATGGTAACATTCGTGCGCAAGCGTGTTATTTGCCCGTCCGGGATTAAGAATGTCGGAGTCAAGGAACACAGTGGGCTGCGTGACCTCATAACCTATGTATTCCTCTGACGACCAGTCATAGACTTCGATGATTCCTGCCGTAAAAGCAATCGCTCCCTGAATGCTGTCATCCGGAGACAGGCTCTCGGTTTCCACGATATCGAGGTTCATCTGCTTTTGCGCTATATCCCGTATAGGTGTTGCCTGCGGGCTGTCGAGGACTTCTTTGCAATACTTCCGCAGAAAGGCTTCCGCCTCTGCCTCAAAGTCCTCGACAAAAGGCATGAATGGATTTTTATCGTTCTGCATGGGCGGTGTCCCTCCTATTTATCTTCTCCGCGCAGAATACGATAAATCTCACTCATGAATACACTTGTGATCCGCGCACGGACTTCTTCATTGTTCAGAAGCAGAGTGTAAAAATCTGCGTTCTGGTCGTAACCTTCCACGAGGGCATCCTGTATGCAATCGTCATAAGTAAATTTGAAATCATCAAGAGAGTTATTCTTTGCGCTCTTCGTAAGCCGCTCCTTAAATTCGGAATTCTGAAGGAGCAGGTCTCTTATCTGCATGGCAGACTTTGTTGCGAAGTCTGTACCGTACTTCTTATCGTAGAGTGCGTTTACTTCGTCAATGATCTGAGAGAGACGCTTTTTCTGTTCTTCCTCCACGCTGGCGGGCTTCGGCTTCTTGATTTTTACTTCCGGCTGTGCCTCGATTTCCGGCTTCTTGTGTTCGCCTGTCTTTTCCTGCCGGAATTCACTGACAGTAATTTTATCGGCAATGTCAAAATTGTTTCCACCGCCGCCGACATTGATTTCCTTGATGAGATAACTCAGGAAATTATACCGTTTATGAAGTTCGAGGTTTTCATATGCCGTAGCCTGAATGAGGAAGCAGTATCCCTTCAGAAAACGTCGGATTGTCTTGACGATAGCCTCCTGGTCAGTTTCGGACTTCTTTTCAACCTTCTTCACGGCGACATCGAGTAGGTTCCACATTCGTTCCTTGTCCCGTGCTGACCGCTTTGCCTGATACAGATAGCCGTTGAATTCGTCGATGTCATCCACGTCAAGGAAGTCGTAGGTATCCAGTTCACGGTCAAGGTCACGGATATCGGACGGAGAAATGGTTTCAAACAGGATGGTGTCCTTGTAGTACGGTGCAAACGCCTTTTTGATATCCTCATAATCATTCTTGAAATCGAGGACGAAGGTGGTCTTGCCATAAGGAGGATAAATACGATTCAAGCGGGAGAGCGTCTGCACAGCGGTCACGCCTTTCAGCTTTTTATCCACATACATTGCCACCAGTTTCGGCTGGTCAAAGCCCGTCTGATACTTGTTCGCAACGATAAGCACCTGATAGCAGCTGCGGTCAAACTCGTAGCGCAGTTCCTCCTCTTTGATTTGGTTCATACCGTACTCAGAGTATTCCACGCCTTTGATTTTGACTTTGCCGGAGAAAGCGACAAGAGCCTTGATATCCGTATAACCGTGGTCATGGATATACTTTACGAACGCCTGCTTGTATTCCACGGCTGCCTGGATGGATGAAGTAACGACCATCGCCTTGGCAGAGCCGCCGAGCAGATGAGCGACATTGGCGCGGAAATGCTCCACTATAATCTCAACCTTCTGTGCGATGTTCGTGGTGTGCAAATCGATGAACCGCGCCATTTTTCTCTTGGCGGCAATTGTCTTCAGTTCCGGGTCATCATCGATAGTCTTGTTGATGTGGCAGTAAGTTTTCCATGTCACATAGTTGTCGAGGACATTCAGAATGTAGCCTTCCTCAATAGCCTGCTTCATGGAATACAGATCGAAGGATTCCTTTTTGCCTTCAGCATTCAGTGTACCGAAAAGCTGGATGGTATCTGGCTTGGGTGTAGCGGTAAAGGCAATCATGGAAACATTCGGCTGCTTGCCGCTCTTTTTGATTTCTTCGCGTATCTTATCTTCTTCGTTTTTTTCTTCCTCGGTATTCTCATTCGTCAGGACTGTTGTCACGGACTGCATGAAAGTTCCCTCAGTGGAAGAATGAGCTTCATCAATCAGGACAGCGAAGGTCTTATCCTTCAGGTTGGTAAGCAGTTTGTTGTCGAGGATGTAATAAAATTTATGGATGGTCGTAACAATAATCTTCGTGTTGCCGTGCAGAGCAATCGCCAGGTCGTTGGAGTCGCACTTATCATCCATGACCTTGACCTGTCCGCTTTTATGCTCCATGCCCATGATGGCTTCCTGCAGCTGACGGTCAACAACGATACGGTCGGTGATGACCAGTACAGTATCAAACACATTATTGTTATTGGCATCATGCACTGTGGACAGAATATGAGCAAGCCACGAAATTGTCTCGGTCTTGCCGCTGCCCGCCGAGTGCTCAATCAGATAGTTGCAGGACGAGTGATTGAGAATAACATCGTTCATGACTTTTTCCACAGCGCGGAGCTGGTGGAAACGCGGGAATATCAGTTCCTTTGTGCGGCGCACTTTGCCAGTGTCAGAGTTTTTGCGTTCTTTCGTCTTGATGTAAATGAACCGCTCAATGAGGAAGAGAATTTTATCCTTTGTCCAGATGTCCTCCCACATATAGGAGACATTGATGCCAGACTGATCGTTATGTGGATTCCCTTTACCAAACTTATAACCTATATTAAATGGATTGAAGAAAGAGTCCTTGCCAATCAGCTTTGTGCAGAAATACACCTCGTTCAAATCCATAGCGAACGCTGCGAATACACCTACCTTTTCCTTGAGGAGACGGGTGGTACAGTCACGCTCGTTTTTATACTGCTTGATGGCATCCTCATAATTTTGCCCGGAGGTATTGCACTTCAGTTCCACGGCAAAAATGGCGATGCCGTTCAAGAACAGCACAAGGTCAATACGTTCATCGGTCTTGTGATAAACCTCCTCCATAACGGAGAAAATGTTCCTGTTGTAGTGTTCAATTGCAACGGGATTTTTTGTACTGTCCGGCTTGCGGTACATCAGCCTCAGTTCGTAGCCGCTGTCAAACTCCACGCCGTGTTTGATTACATCAATCAGACCGCGGCTCGGCTTGTTGATCTCGGCGTTGATGTAATTAATGATGGTTTCCTCGGTGCGCTCCTTGTAAATGGCTCGGAGGCTCTCCATCGTGTCCGCCTGGGTGTTTTCGAGAAATTCCAGGAGCATCTCCGTATCCATCGCCAGACCGGGAGAGAACTTATCCGCAGGACGGATGCGATAGCCGTCATCATCACGCAGATGTTCCAGTATCAGCTTCTGATAATCCTCTTTTTCTTTCAGTTGATCTGCTTTAATTGGCATAGTTTGTGACCTCCTTTACTCGTTTCTTGCCCGTGACATATTCGTAAATCGTGGCATATTTATGTTCTTTCATTTGTGTCAATTGCTTTTCTTTTCTAACAGCGATTTCATCGATTTTAGCACATTCTTTATCAAGGTAACTTACAATATCAACTTGTTCCTCCAGAGATGGAATCGGAATGTATGTTGAACCGACTTTCTCGATACTGAGGTTATCCACGACAGCACCGATGGCAGCTTTATTGAACTGTTTTAGGCATAGCTCTGACATGAGAACATAGAAAAGAAATTCCTTGCTGATGTCCTTGAATTCAGAGAATGCAAGCCATCCATCATGTATGCAGCCATCAGTATTCAAGATATACGGCTGTCCGAAACTCATGGAGTTGGTTAACAATAGTGTTCCCTTTTTTACATAACGACTTCTCGAAACACCAGCACGGATTATTTTCTGGGAAGTGGAATCGATGTACTTATATCCCTTCTTGGTATCACCAATTTTAATCCAGTTCACATCATTTTCGTCTTCTGATAGAAAATCTTCGATAGGTCTCGGCGAGCCACCTCTGACAAGAGTGCAAACATACTTGATTTTATTTACAGTCCATCCTGATGGAAGTAATCCTACAGATTCAATTTTAGTATCAAAAAGAACAGAAGCTTTTTTTAATCCGTGAGTTACTGCTTCAGTTATAACGGCGTTTCTATAACTTTCAAGAATTATTATCTGCCGTTCCAAATCGTCAATGATGCTATCGATCTTGGCACACTCATCGTCAAGAAAAGCAGCAATAGTCCTCTGCTCATAGATTGGAGGAACAGCGTACTTGAATTCAGCAAAATCTCCCTGGTAGAGATGCTGGATTGTGCTGTTTCCAGCATTTTTATCCGCAAACCATGTCCAGAACACATCCGACTGCAATACCCAATACAAAAACCTACGGTCGTAGCCGTCCATGGTTGAAATACGCAATACACCACTGTTTAAAGAAGTGGGAGCGTTACATCCGCTGACGATAGCAACCTTGCCAATCGTGCCGTCTTTCGTTATGAGCAGATCGCCGTCTTCAATCCGAATATCGCGTGCTTCCTCCCAGCGGCGCATCGGGATATGAACGCAGGAATCCCAATTGATGCATCCGTTCTCGAAATCAACACCTGTGATGAGATAGGCTCCGTCGTCCGTGTATTCGTCCGAAGTCAAGCCCTGCCAGCCGATGCGGCCTTTGAGAACTGCGATGTACTTTATCTTATTTATTTTCCAATCAGCGGGGACGGCGCCGATCCATTTTACTCCGCTGTCTTTCATTTCTGTGGTCATTGCGCACCTCCTGTAAGGTCGGCAATCTTGTGACTCAGTTCCTTTTCTATATCCATGAATTGCGACAGAAGGTCATCTGCGGACTCCGGTGCTTTGTATTCATAGAAATAACGCGTGAACGGAAATTCCGCTCCGAGTCGCTCCCTGTTCTGTGCATTGACCGCTTTCTTGGAATCAAACTCATAGACCCAGATAGCGTCTGGCACATGAGGCAAAACCTCGGTCTCGAAGTACGCCTGCACATCCTGATTCAGTCTGATGATTTCCGTATCCTTTGTGGTCGGGTCGGTGAGGACATTGCCCTTGCGGTCTTTCTGCACAACGGCGGTCTTGTCGATGACGCTCATCTCCATAACGATGCCGTTCAGACGGGAGTCGGTGTATCCCTCCACATCCTTGATGATGTCCTTAACTGCTGTCTGAAACAGCGTAAAGTCCATATAAACCTTGCCGGACTGATGCGCTTCCAAAGCAGCAAGGACAGCGTCAATAAACACCTTGCCGCGCTTGTACTTCTGATATTTCTTTTCGTCCTTGACATCGCGGGGGTTTATCTCCTCAAGCTCTGCCAGTTCGGATTCGTTGTAAAGATTGGAATTAGCCGTAAAGTATGCGCTGGTACGCAGAGCTTCAATGGATTCAGTATTGATAACACCGCGCCTTTGCAGGGGCTGATATACTGCCCATTCCTTATACATGAATTCCTCACGGTCAAAGATACGGCATTCAATCTTGCAGTCAGCCTTACGCTTTTCACTATAGAGTGTCTTTGAGCCGGGAGCAAAAGCAGCGTACACCTCGGTTATTAAGTCGATCTGATTCTTGGAAATCTCACGGCGTTTCTTGCCAAGGGAGCGTTTCAGCGGCTCCCACATATCCACGGCATTGATTAACTGTATCTTATTTACACGCTCTTTTCGTTTGTTTTTCGACAGGATAAATGCGTAGATGCCGATATCCGTATTGTAGAAAAGCTGTGACGGAAGCGCAATGATTGCCTCAATCAAATCTTTCTCCAGCATAAAGCGCCGGATCTGACTTTCTCCGCTTGTGGTATTGCCTGAGAAGAGCGGAGAGCCATTTGAAATAATGGCGGCGCGTCCGTTCTTGCGGTTCATCTTGGCAATTGCGTGCTGCATAAACAGAAGCTGCATATCGCCTGTAGCGGGAAGTCCCGCACCGAATCGACCGTTCTTGCCTTTCTTCGCTTCAGCACGGACGGCTTTTTCTACGCCGTCACCGGCATCCTTGCCTCCCCAGGAAAGCCCGAAGGGAGGGTTCGCGATAACAAAGCGCATATCTGTTTTCTCAAAGCAGTCCTCTTTCATCGTGTCGGCAAAGCGGATGTTATCTGCCTTTTGTCCTTTGATAAGCATATCTGCAAGGCAGATGGCGTAGGACTCCGGGTTGTTTTCTTGACCGAAAAGGCGAATTGTGGCGTCAGGATTCATACGCTTAATGAAATCGTGCGTAGTGGAAAGCATACCGCCTGTGCCGCACGCCATATCCAATACGGTAATTTCTTTGCCCACGCTGAATACATCATCACATCCCTCGGCAAGAAGAATGCTTGAAAGGGCACGGATTACCTCACGAGGAGTGTAGTGGTCACCAGCCTCAGCATTTTCAGAAAATCTGCGTATTATTTCCTCAAACATGTAACCCATTTTGTGACCGTCTATGGTTTCGGGATTCAAATCAAGTTCGGAGAACTTTTTTACAACACCGAGCAAACGGTTGTTTTTATCAAGGTCGGTGATCTTCTCCTTAAACTTGAGCCTGGTTATCAGCATATCCTTGATGTTCGGAGAAAAAGAGTCCAGATAAAAATGAAAGTTCTCAACGATTGCGGGAGCTTCGTCTAGCAGCCCGGCAAGGTCAAAATCGGAAGTATTATAAAACGGGTATCCGGCAAGACGCTCCAGCACCTGCTGGGGCGTTTGGGGATTCTTCTTGAAAGCCTCGGTTACCTTCTGCTTGCGAGTTTTCCCACTTGCGTCCTTTGTGGCGAGAGCACACTCCAGGCGTCTGATAATAATCATCGGAATGATGATGTCTTTATATTTGTCGGCCTTGTAGGGACCGCGCAGAGTGTTGGCAATGGAAAAGACCATGTCAACCTCTTTATTCACATTCAGGGTGGAGTCATCCATCATAACCTGAGTAATTTTCGTTTTTGCCATTTCAGCAATCCTCCTGTCATATTTCGGTGATATCAATGCCAGCCTTTAGCAACCGCTCGTATCGGTCATTGGAAATAATCACGGCTAATGGCTTGCCGTTCTTCAACACAAAACCGGCTGTGTCTTTTTCCGATATGGCAGTGATGATTTTCGATGCCTGCCCACGCAGCAGGTCAGACATATTGTAATGTTCCATTGGTTGTTTACTTTTCTTAGCAGCCATTGGCGTCCTCCTTCACATAGTTAAACATATCTTAATTATAGCACAAAATAATGATAATTACAAGTGGAATTAGATAATTTATTGTAATTACTTTTTGTAAAAATTTTGCTATCTTTCAAAGATATAAAAACAGCGGTTTTTCACTATCTCCTACTTGGGGATGATGAAAAAACACTGTTTTACTGCCTTTCCTGTATATCTTTCATTGATACGACAGCGAGCCATATTCCGAGTATACTTATAACCAGAGATTCGAATTCGGCTCAAACCTAATAATTAAGTCCGATTAGCGCTTAAGGACGGAAAGGAGAATTGATGACAAACAAAGAACGGCAAAATTGGATTATAAGCATTGAAAACACATCAGCTTTCGTTGAATCATATTTGGGTTCAGCTGTCGTACAATCCGTTCTTGAACGCTTTGGTGCACATAGCATTGAGGAACTAAATCCGAGCGACCTGCCCGAAGTCTTCAGTGAACTGTACGCAATCGAAGCTGACATCGACTAAAGCGAATCGTCCTGAGCAAGACGAAAAACTGCTCACCGCCAGACATCGCATCACTTGATCATTGATGGCTCAACAGTATCAGGTGGAACAAGTAAATAATGTAGTAGCTGCCTTTTGAGTGGGTTAGCTGCAATCCGAAACGGAGAACTTCGTTTGGAATGCGGTGCTTTTGTTATGCCCATTTTGCAGCTGACCATAGAGGATTCCTCCGTTTCGAGACAATCAACGGAGGAAATCTTTATGTCAAGCGAAGTTAAAAAGTATTTTATCCCTGTCAACGGAGAACTTGTAGAGGTAAGCGAGGAACTGTATCGTGCGTATTACCGACCCATATGGAACACCCGCTATCATGCACGGAAGAACGGCGAGTGTAGTTGCACCAAAGCTCAGCTATGGAAATGCGATGGCGTATGCCCGGGTTGCCCGTTTCAAACTGAAGGCAAAAAAATATCTCTCAGCACCGTTATCGGCGGCGAGGATAATGACCTCACGCTTGGTGACACTTTGAGGGACGATTCGCAGACCATTGAGTCGATCATCATTGAAAAAGAACTACTTGAGGCATTATACGAAGAGCTCGACCGTCTTGACCCGGAGGGGAAACGCATCTGTGAATTGATGATGTATCACTCCGAGCGTGAGTCCGCCGAAATTATGGGTATGGCGCGCTCTACTTTCAAACGACACTGGGAAAAGATACGTGACGAACTGCGGAACAAGCTCAAGGATTACTATTTCTGACATTTTCAATTATCAATCCTGTTGCAGTTTTGTGACCGGAGAAAAAAATTTTTCGGACTGCGGACCACTTTGGCATAATCCCTCCAGTGGATATTGAGGACAGCAAAAACAAATCACCTCGGAAAGGAGATTCTCCAATGAATAAGCCAAAAATCAACGAATCTGCAACTGACGAGGAACTTATCGGCGTGCTTACAGCAATCAGTGTTGTTTCAAAGCGCCTGGCAAGAAACTTGATTCAGCTTGAACAGCAGAAAAAATTTATGGAAGGAGCGACAAATCATGAGCAAAATAAACGAAGTGGAACAGACCATCAGAGATCTACGAGATGCTGCATCATTGTTGAATGATACCGCAAATTGGCTGTACGAGCTCTTCTCTGCCAACAAGGTACAGGAGCATAATACCGATTCAGCAGAGACACAGAAGCAACTTACCCTTGAAGAAGTAAGAGCCGTCTGCGCCGAGAAATCCCGCGCCGGCTTCACAGCAGAGGTAAAGTCAATCGTCACAAAGCACGGTGCGGACAAGCTTTCCGCAATCAAGCCGGAGGAATATGCAGCAGTCCTCGCAGAGGTGGAGGTGCTTGGCAATGCCGACTAACCACGCAATTCTATCGGCGTCATCAAGCCACCGCTGGCTCGAATGTCCGCCGTCTGCTAAACTCTGTGCCGAACTGCCGGATACATCAAGCGAGTATGCGCAGGATGGCACGGACGCTCACACTCTCTGCGAACACAGGCTGAAAGCCTTGCTCGGCAGAGAAACCGCCGACCCAACAGAAAACCTCACCTATTACAACGAGGAGATGGAGCGCTGCACTGTCGAGTACGCTACATACGCTTATGAGCAGGTCGAGAAAGCAAAAGTAGCCTGCAATGACCCCATCGTCCTTATCGAACAGAAACTGGATTTCTCCCGGTGGGCTCCGGAGGGGTTCGGCACAGGTGACTGTGTTATCGTGGCTGACGGTACACTTTCCGTTATAGATTTCAAGTATGGCAAGGGTGTGGAAGTCCTCGCAGAGAACAACCCGCAGATGAAGCTTTATGCTCTCGGCGCTCTTGAACTGTTTGACGGAATATACGACATCTCCACAGTGAGCATGACTATATTCCAGCCAAGGCGTGACAACATCAGCGAATACACCATTTCCAAGGAAGAACTTCTCCGTTGGGCGAACGAGGTTCTCGCCCCAACAGCGCAGCTTGCCGCAAATGGCAAAGGAGATTTCAAAGCAGGTGAACATTGTCGATTCTGCAAGATCAGAGCAACCTGCCGAAAACTCGCAGAATACAACCTTGCTCTCGCTCGTTACGATTTTGAACCACCTGCTACGCTTGATAATATCGAAATCGCCGCTATTCTCGCAAAAGCGGACGAGCTTGTATCCTGGGTGACTGATGTCAAAGAGTACGCTTTGCGCCAAGCACTCAGCGGGGTTTCATACGATGGTTTCAAGGTAGTCGAGGGACGGTCCAATCGCAAGTATACAGACGAGAACGCAGTTGTTGAAGCCGTCAAATCCGCAGGATATGACCCGTATGGACACAGCGTTCTCGGCATAACTGCGATGACCGCTCTGCTCGGAAAGAAAAAGTTCAACGAACTGCTCGGCGGTCTTATAGAAAAGCCGCAGGGCAAGCCAACCTTAGTTCCTATGTCGGATAAACGTCCGGCGATAAATACTGCACAAGAAGATTTCAAGGAGGAAAAATAATATGCCGAAGTTTATCAATCCCACAAAGGTAATCACAGGACCCGATACAAGATGGAGCTACGCAAACATCTGGGAAGCAAAGTCCATCAACGGCGGTGCTCCAAAGTTCAGTGTGAGCCTTATCATTCCGAAGTCCGATACCAAGACGGTCGAGAAGATCAAGGCGGCTATCGAAGCAGCTTACAAGGAGGGCGAGTCAAAGCTCAAGGGCAACGGTCGTTCTGTTCCTGCGCTCTCCGCTATCAAGAATCCGCTCCGTGACGGCGATACAGAGCGCCCCGATGATGAAGCGTATGCAAACAGCTACTTCATCAACGCTAATTCTGCGACCGCTCCCGGTATCGTTGACGCTAACTGCAGCCCTATTCTGGAGCGCAGCGAGGTTTACAGCGGCGTGTACGGCAGAGTGTCCATCTCATTCTACGCATTCAATTCCAATGGTAATAAGGGTATCGCCTGCGGTCTGAACAACCTGCAGAAGATTCGCGATGGCGAATCGCTCGGCGGCAGAACCCGCGCTGAGGACGATTTCGCAACAGATGATGACGATGATTTTCTGTCTTGAGGAGATACACGATGATGACAACTGAAAGCATTTTGCTTGCTATCTGCTTTGGATATGTGCTTGGAGATACACTTTCTAAGCTGGTCGTAGTTGTTTCCGATATTGTCAGGAGCATTAAGCGCCGCAAGCAAACTAAAACTGGCAAGTAATACAAACAGGGCGGCAGGAGCTATCTTGCCGCCTTTTTGAGGTGAACTATGGAAAAAATCAAAACACTGTCAATTGATCTTGAAACATTCAGTGATGTTGACATTGCAAAATGCGGTGTTTACAGATATGTTGAGTCACCCGCATTTGAGATACTGCTGTTCGGAGTTTCAGTGAACGGTAGCGATGTTGTGGTGTACGACCTTGTGCAGGGTGAGAAAATACCCGCAGAAATTCTCGCTGCGCTGACTGACAACAGCATTATTAAATGGGCTTTTAATGCTGCTTTCGAACGTGTGTGTCTGTCAATGTATCTCGGTTTGCCGTCCGGGGAGTATCTCGACCCGACTTCGTGGAGATGTTCGATGGTGTGGTCGGCATATATGGGACTTCCGCTGTCGCTTGCCGGAGCGGGAGCAGTTCTCGGACTGCCGGAACAGAAGCTGAAAGAGGGTAAGGAACTCATCAAGTATTTCTGCGTACCGTGTACTCCTACCAAAGCGAACGGCTTCAGAACGAGAAATTTTCCCGAACACGCTCCCGAGAAATGGGCGCAGTTCAAGGCGTACAACAAGCGCGATGTCGAGGTTGAAATGTCTATTCAGGACAAGCTGCGGAAGTTCCCCGTGCCGGAATTCGTTTGGGAGGAATACTGCCTTGACCAGCAGATAAACGACCGTGGGATTGCTCTTGATATGGCTGTTGTTGAGAATGCAATACGGTTTGATAAACGGTCAAAGGCGCTGCTCTCGTCAAAAATGCAGGAACTCACCTCGCTCGAAAATCCGAACTCGGTTCAGCAGATGAAGCAGTGGCTTTCGGAGAACGGACTTGAAACAGACACTCTCGGTAAGAAAGCTGTTTCCGAATTGCTGAAAACCGCACCGCCGCAGCTTGCAGAGGTTCTGGAACTCCGCCAGCAGTTTGCAAAATCCTCGGTGAAGAAGTACCAGGCTATGAGGAACGCTGTTTGCTCCGATGGACGCGCGCACGGAATGTTTCAGTTTTACGGCGCAAACCGTTCCGGCAGATGGGCGGGTCGGCTGATACAGTTACAGAACCTACCGCAGAACCATATCCCCGACCTCGAACAGGCACGGGAGCTTGTGAAAAGCGGCAACTATGAAGCCATAGAACTGCTGTACGATGATATTCCGGACACGCTTTCGCAGCTTATCCGCACGGCATTTGTGCCGAAAGCGGGAATGAAATTTGTAGTTTCCGATTTTTCAGCAATCGAAGCAAGAGTGCTGTCGTGGTTGGCTGAGGAGAAATGGCGGCTTGATACATTTAAGTCGGGTAAAGACATATACTGCGCGTCCGCTTCGCAGATGTTCCGTGTTCCTGTTGAGAAACACGGCGTCAACGGTCATCTGCGGCAGAAAGGCAAAATCGCAGAACTTGCGCTCGGTTACGGAGGTTCAGTCTGTGCGCTGAAGGCTATGGGAGCATTGGAGATGGGTTTGACGGAGGACGAACTTCAGCCGCTTGTGGATATGTGGCGCAGTTCCAATCCTAACATCGTGCGATTCTGGTGGGAAGTCGACCGCTGCGTGAAGGACACAATACGACAAAGGCTTCGCACAGACACACACGGAATCGAATTCGAATACCAATGTGGAATGCTGTTTATCACACTGCCGAGCGGCAGGCGGCTCTCATATGTCAAACCCCGTATCGGCGAGAATAAATTCGGCGGTGAATCAGTCACTTATGAGGGCGTTGGGGCAACAAAGAAGTGGCAACGCATTGAAAGCTACGGTCCGAAATTCGTTGAGAATATCGTGCAGGCGATAAGCCGAGATATTTTATGCTACGCTATGCGGACGCTGCGAAATTACCGTATCTGCGGTCACGTTCACGATGAACTTGTTATCGAGTGTCCCGAGGACACTAACGTGGCTGAAATCTGCGAGATGATGGGTAGAACTCCGCCGTGGACAGAGGGGCTGCCGCTCCGTGCTGATGGGTACGAATGTAACTTTTATAAAAAGGACTGAAATACAGTGGACCATTTGTATAATAAGTTTCCATATATTATTGACGGCTCTATCAGCTGTTAGAATTTAAAGAATGGAGGATAATAATGAAATTCACGTTATACACGGCAGATTGCATAGGCAGTCTGTCTAACAGCATCTACCCTAACAAGCACATTGTAACAGACGAAACCTCTATGAAAGCGGCGGCAGAATTTGACCACGTAACCGCCGAGTATAAAAACAATCACCGCAGCAATTCGGATTTTCTTTCTTCGGACAATGTTCCGATGGATTGCGACAACGACCACTCGGACGACCCGAACGACTGGGTAACGCCGCTTGAGGTGGCTATGGCTTTCCCGGGAGTGGAGTTCGTGGTCGTGTATAGCCGTAATCATATGCTACCGAAGAGTGGCAAAACAGCCCGCCCGCGGTTTCACGTCTATTTCCCCATTTCTCCGATAACGGAAAGTACGGAATACACCGCCCTGAAAAAGCAGATTGCGGCTGAATTTCCGTATTTCGATAACAACGCGCTCGACAGCGCAAGGCTGCTTTTCGGCGTTCAAAATCCGCAGGTGGAAATTTTTAACGGCAATTTGTCTATTGTTGATTTCCTTGAAAATTCGGATTTTGAACAATGGGACAATGAAAGCAGTTCCGTACCCGAGGGTAGCCGCAACAGCACTATGTCGCATTATGCGGGGCGCATTATAAAACGGCTCGGGGACACGGACGAAGCGTATCGGCAGTTCTTGAAGCAAGCGGAAAAGTGCAGTCCTCCGCTTGACGATTCGGAGCTTCAGACTATCTGGAACAGCGCCGTGAAGTTCGGCAAAAAGGTGGCAAAGCAGGACGGATATATCCCGCCCGAGCAGTATAATTTGGGGGCAGCTTCTGCCTCGGGATTTAACCTCAAGCCCGAGGATTACTCAGACATCGGGCAGGCTAAAGTCCTCGCCCGGGAATACGGCGGCGAGCTTGTCTACACGGACGCTACGGATTATATGCGCTATGATGGGATCCGCTGGGCAGAGTCAAAACAGCTTGCTGTTGGCGCTTGCGAGGATTTTCTTGACAAACAGCTCACCGAAGCTAAAACCGCTCTGGAAAAGGCGCAGCAGGCTCTTATGAAATCCGGAATAGACAGGGAAACTGTCATGTCCGGCGGCAAGGCTCTTGAAAAGTCAATAGACGAAAAGAGCGAAAAAGCCTTTGCAGAGTATATGATGGCGCTTGTATATAAGTCTTTCGTTATGAAACGCAGGGATATGAAGTATATCACTTCTGCGTTACAGGCGGCAAAGCCTATGCTACTGCGGGATATTAAGGATTTTGATTCGCAGGAATTTCTGCTGAATACTCCGGCGGCTACATACGATTTGCAAACCGGGACAAGCTCGGAGCACTCCGCAGACGATCTCATAACAAAGGTGACTGCTGTATCTCCCGGTGATGATGGTATGGATATCTGGCTTGAAGCCGTGAACAGCTTTTTCTGCGGCAATGACGAACTTATCGAGTATGTTCAGCAGATAGTTGGTTTAGCGGCAATAGGCAAGGTCTACATGGAAGCGCTGATTATTTCCTACGGTGAGGGTCGCAACGGTAAGAGTACGTTTTGGAACACGATAGCGAGGGTTCTTGGTTCGTACAGCGGCAGTATATCCGCCGACGCCCTCACGGTTGGCTGTAAGCGAAATGTCAAGCCCGAGATGGCTGAACTTAAGGGGAAAAGACTTGTTATCGCCGCAGAACTGGAAGAGGGTATGCGGCTTAACACCTCGGTGGTAAAGCAGCTGTGTTCCACCGATGAGGTTTCCGCAGAAAAGAAGTACCGCGATCCGTTCAGATATACTCCCACGCACACGCTTGTGCTGTACACAAATCATCTTCCGAGGGTCGGAGCAAATGACGAGGGTACATGGCGCAGGCTTATAGTTATACCGTTCAATGCCAAAATCGAGGGCAATTCTGACATCAAAAACTACGCGGACTACCTTGCTGAAAAAGCAGGCGGTGCGGCGTTGACGTGGATAATCGAGGGAGCGAAAAAGGTTATTGAATGCAATTTCAAGCTGACTGTTCCGCAATGCGTTCGTGACGCTATCGAGCATTACCGTGAAAATAACGACTGGCTCTCAATGTTTATTGAGGACTGCTGCGAGGTTGACCCATCATATACGCAGAAGTCTGGTGAGCTTTACCAGGAGTACCGTGCATACTGCGCCAGAACCGGAGAATACACGAGAAGCACCACGGATTTCTATACCGGGCTTGATACCGCAGGATTTGAAAAACGAAAATCCAAAACGGGTGTTATGGTCTACGGAATCCGCTTGAAATCTGACTTTATAGCAGATTGAAAACCATAAAGGTGCAGGTCGGTGAAGGTCTTTGTATAAAATCCCCTTTAGGGCAGTTTAATTAACAAAATTTACCTTATAGAGAGTTTTATGAAATGAGGTTCACCGACCTGCACCATTGAAGAAAAAGGAGCAGAAAATGCGTGAGAAACAGATAGAACAGAAACTGGTGCAGGCGGTAAGGAAAAGCGGCGGTATGTGTCTGAAATTCGTTTCACCAAATTTTGATGGAATGCCGGACAGGCTGATACTTCTCCCGGGCGGCAAAATCGCCTTTGCGGAACTGAAAGCTCCCGGCAAAAAGCCACGTCCCCTGCAGTTAGCAAGGCACAAAGCATTGATGAAACTCGGTTTTCGTGTGTACATAATCGACCGCATGGAGCAGATAGGAGCGATACTTGATGAAATACAGTCCACATGATTATCAGCGGTATGCCGCCGAATTCATAATCACCCAACCCGTTGCAGCGCTTCTGTTGGATATGGGCTTAGGCAAAACGAGCATTGCTCTGACAGCAATAAACGACCTGCTTTTTGACAGCTTTGACAGCTTTGAAATACATAAAGTCTTGGTGGTAGCACCACTTCGTGTGGCTCGTGATACTTGGGGCACTGAAATTGAAAAGTGGGAGCATTTGAAGAATCTGCGGTACAGCGTAGTCGTTGGCACGGAGCAAGAACGGCTGAAAGCACTCCGCACTCCCGCCGACATCTACATCATCAATCGAGAGAATATTCAGTGGCTTGTAGAAGAAAGCGGTCTGATATTTGATTTCGATATGGCGGTTATTGACGAGCTATCCTCGTTCAAGAACTACCAGTCGAAGCGGTTTAGAGCTTTCATGAAAGTCCGACCAAAGCTGAAACGGATAGTCGGACTTACAGGTACTCCTGCGGGTAACGGTCTGATAGATTTATTTGCAGAGTTCAAGCTGATGGATATGGGTGAGCGGCTTGGAAGGCTTATCGGACAGTACAGAAACATCTACTTTCAGCCGGACAAGCGTAACGGAATGGTGATTTACAGCTATAAGCCTCTGCCCAATGCCGAGCAGCAGATTTATGACAAAATCTCGGATATCACGATTTCCATGAAAGCCGCCGACCACCTTAAAATGCCGGAACTCATAAGTTCGGAATGCATGGTTCAGCTTCCCGAAAAGGAAAAGGAGAAATACGACCGTTTGAAGAAAGACCTCATTCTCTCCACCGAGGACAATGAGGTTACTGCGGCTAATGCTGCTTCTCTTTCAAATAAGCTTTCGCAGATGGCGAACGGTGCGGTTTATTCCGATGACGAAAGCATTATCGAGATACACGACCGCAAGCTGGACGCATTGGAGGATATAATCGAAAGCATGAACGGGAAGCCACTCCTTGTTGCTTACTGGTTCAAGCACGATTTGGAGCGTATCAAGAAACGGTTTGATGTTCGTGAAATTCGGTCAAGCGAGGACATTTCCGACTGGAACAGCGGAAAAATCCCGGTTGCGCTTATCCACCCTGCGTCAGCCGGACACGGATTGAACCTGCAAAGCGGCGGTTCGACCCTGGTGTGGTTTGGGATTACATGGAGTCTTGAACTGTACCAGCAGACAAATGCCCGCTTGTGGCGGCAGGGCCAGACTGCGGATACCGTGGTCATTCAACACATAATCGCCAAAAGCACTATCGACGAGCAGATTATGAAAGCACTGAAAACAAAGGACATAACACAGGCGGCACTTATCACCGCAGTGAAAGCAGAGGTACATAAATGAACCCATACAAGGAACTCGCAAATGCTATAATCGTACAGGCGGTCAAGGATTATCGCACCGCATTGAACCAACTTTCTCTGAACCCTAATGACAAAGTAGCTCAGAGTGAGAAAAAGAGTATTGAACGCTTTTTTCGTTCAGATTTTTTCTCCATTCTTACAGATCTCAACGGTGAGGTTATTCTTGCAAAGCTGAAGGAGGTGTCGGTATGACGGCAAAGGGATTTTTGACAAGCGCATCTGAAATGAACCGCCAGATACACTACAAGGAAATTGAACTGAAAAGCCTGCGTGATTTGGCAAGCGGTATATCCGGCTGCGGTTTCGGAGAGCGGCTTTCGGGAACAAGAAATACCGATCCGCCTTTCGTAAAGTACACTGACAAGGCGCTTGAACTTGAAAAAGAAATCCAGAACGACAAATGCAGATTGTCTGAACTTAAATACTCCATCGGCAAGGCGATTGATGATTTGGAGAACACAAACGAGCGTACTGTTCTTCGGTACAAGTATCTGATGTTTCTTTCTTGGAAAGAGATTAGTACAAAAATGGGGTATTCAAAAAGGTGGGTAATTAAACTGCACGAAAAAGCTATTCAGAATTTTTCTGAAAACTGGACACCCTAGTGCACAGCAGTTCACCGTTGACGCAGTCAACCTGTTGTGGTATGATATACTTAGAAAAATATACAGAAAGCCTTGTGGGTTTTATAACTCGCAGGGCTTTTCCTATACCCAAGGAGATGAACCCCATGCCCAGACGACCGCAGCGCCCTTGTTCCTACCCCGGCTGCCCCAACAGATGTGACGGACAGTACTGCGAGAAACACTCAAAGCAGATGAACCGCCGCTACAATAAACTCGTCCGTCCTGCTGACAGCAACAAGAAGTACGGCAGAGCGTGGCGAGAGATACGAAAGCGTTATGCAACGGCTCACCCACTGTGCGAGATGTGTCTGAAAGAGGGTCGGCTCACTCCGGTTGAGGAAGTACACCACATTGTTCCCGTGTCGCGCGGCGGCAGTAATGATTTCGGTAACCTGATGTCACTGTGCCAGTCGTGTCATACGAAGATACACCACGACCTCGGCGACCGGTAGGACGGAAGCCGTCAGCTAGGGCGGTCGAAATCTCTGTGACCGTTACCTCGGACAGCGGCCTGGGGCTTCGTGCGCAAAAACCGGGGTTCAAACGGGGTATTAAACCTTGAAATATTTTCGGACGGCGCGAACCGTCCTTTTTTCTTGTCCTGCGGAGGTGAAAAACATGGCTAAGGACGGCACAAACAGAGGCGGCAGACGGGTACGCGCCGGAGATAAACCTGCTCCTGCCGCAGAGAAAAAGCAGAAAGGACTTCCGGTGAAAATCATAAGCAACGACATACCTGCGCTCGACACAGCGGAACTTGAAGCCGTCAACCTTCCGGAGGGCGCTGTGCTTAACGGCGCGGATATGCCGAAGCCCAGCGATTATCTGTCTGCTCGGCAAAAGAACGGAGTTCCGCTCGGCGCTGACGATATTTACCGTGAAACCTGGCTGTGGCTTAAACAGCGCAGCTGCGAGAACCTCGTAAACAAGCGGCTCATCGAAGCCTATGCGCAGGCATACGCAAGATACATTCAGTGCGAGGAGGCAATCAGCACTTACGGCTTGCTCGGCAAGCACCCGACCACGGGCGGCGTCATTGCTTCGCCATTCGTGCAGATGTCGCAGCAGTTTCAGAAGAACGCAAATCTCATCTGGTATGAAATTTACGGAATAGTCAAGGAGAACTGCACCGAACCTGTCGGCGATGATTTGAACGACACAATGGAGAAACTCCTCCGTTCAAGGAAAGGATAATTATTATGCCTAAAGAAACAATCGAATTTTTCAAAGAACTTAAAAGCAACCGACCGAACCTAACCGCACAGCAATATCGAACCATTAAGGGACAGGCGGTCAAGGGCAACATCATGGACGCTAGAAAAGGCTTGCACAAGGTCTTGAAAAGGAGGAACGGCAGATGAATACGACCAGTGAAATGCAGCTTGTCCCGATTGACAAGCTGATACCATACGTCAACAATGCCCGAACCCATTCGCCGGAACAGCTGAACAAGCTTCGTTCCTCGCTTCGTGAGTTCGGCTTTATCAATCCCGTTATCATCGACAGGGATTTCAACGTCATAGCAGGTCATGGAAGAATTCTCGCTGCGAAAGCCGAGAACATCTCCGAAGTGCCTTGTGTGTTTGTAGATTATCTTACTCCTGCTCAGAAGAAAGCGTACATAATCGCGGATAACCGAATGGCTCTTGACGCTGGCTGGGACGAGGAAATGCTGAAAGTCGAAATCGAAGCGCTGCAGGCGGAGGATTTTGACCTTTCGCTGACGGGCTTTGATGAAAAGGAACTCGCTGCTTTCTTTGACGATGATTCCGATACCAAGGACGATGATTTCGATGTGGGCGCCGAGATGGAAAAACCTTTCATTACAAAATCCGGTGACCTCTGGCTGCTCGGTAATCACAGACTTGTCTGCGGTGACAGCACAAAGCAGGAAACCTACGAGCTCCTTATGGACGGCAAACAGGCTAATCTTGTGGTTACCGACCCGCCCTACAATGTGAATTATGAGGGCTCGGCGGGAAAAATCAAGAACGACAATCTCGAAAACGAGAAGTTCTACCAATTTCTGCTTGACGCTTTCACCTGCATGGAGAAAGCTATGGCGAACGATGCAAGCATCTATGTTTTCCACGCAGATACAGAGGGGCTTAACTTCCGCAAAGCGTTTTCTGACGCGGGATTTTACCTGTCCGGAACTTGTATCTGGAAGAAGCAGTCGCTTGTTCTCGGGCGCTCGCCGTATCAGTGGCAGCATGAGCCGTGCCTGTTCGGCTGGAAGAAAAACGGCAAGCACCGGTGGTACTCCGACCGCAAGCAGACGACAATATGGGAGTTCGACAAACCGAAGAAGAACGGCGACCACCCGACAATGAAGCCCATTCCGCTTATTGCGTATCCGATAAAGAATTCAAGCATGAGCAACTGTATCGTGCTCGACCCGTTCGGCGGTTCGGGCAGTACGCTTATCGCCTGTGAGCAGACGAACCGAATATGCCACACCATCGAACTTGACGAGAAATTCTGCGATGTTATTGTAAAGCGGTATATTGAGCAGGTCGGTTCTTCTGATGGTGTTTCGGTGGTTCGTGACGGCAAGACAATACCTTATGCTGAACTGGAGGTTGCCGATGAAGGATGAATTCACGCTCGGCAGCTTGTTTGACGGCAGCGGTGGTTTTCCGCTCGGAGGACTGCTTGCAGGAATAAAACCGCTGTGGGCATCGGAAATTGAGCCGTTCGCCGTTCGGGTAACCACAAAGCGGCTGCCGCAAATCAAGCATTACGGAGATGTGTCCTCGCTGAACGGCGCGGAACTCCCGCCCGTGGATATAATCACATTCGGCAGTCCGTGCCAGGATATGAGCATTGCCGGTAAAAGAAACGGCTTAGACGGTTCTCGTTCAAGTCTTTTTTATGAAGCGGTCAGAATTATAAAAGAAATGAGGTGCGCCACAAATGGCAAATACCCGAGATTTGCAGTCTGGGAAAATGTCCCCGGAGCGTTCTCGTCCAACAAGGGCGAGGATTTCAGAGCAGTCCTCAAAAGCCTGTGTCAGGTCAAGGACGAAAGCGTTTCTGTTCCTCAATGTGAGAAATGGACAGCCGCAGGAAACATCGTGGCAGACAATTTCTCCCTCGCCTGGCGAGTGCTTGACGCACAATACTGGGGAGTACCCCAGAGAAGAAAACGCATCTTCCTTATCGCAGATTTTGATAGCGAATGCGCCGGAAAAATACTGCTTGAGTCCGAAGGCTTGTCGGGGTATTCTGCAGAGGGCTTCAAAGCGTGGCAAAGAGCTGCCGCCGCTGCTGAAGGCTGCACTGGAACGACAGGCGCAGTCTGCTTGAACGACCAGGGTGGACAGTCGATAGAAATATCGTGCGATATAACCGCAACTCTCCGTGCGGAAACACACGGACATCCGCCCTGCGTGATGGAATCCGCAGCAGGGTTCTGTACCGAACATTCTGCAAATGCGAGAGGAATAGGCTATGAGGAGGAAACTGCTCCAACGCTCCGTGCCGGAACAGTCCCTGCGACTGTCTACGAAAATCACTCGCAGGACACACGATACACCGAATTGCACGGCGTTGCTCCGACGGTTTCTTCAACCTACGGGACAGGCGGCAACAATCAGCCGTTCGTGGTTGAAGATACACGCTGTTTTGATGTTCGTTTTACATCTGACGGAACGAAAAACGCGCGGCAGAACTGCTACGAAACAGATACCTCACGGACGATAGATACGGGCGGTAATTCTCCCGACTCAAATCAAGGCGGCGTAGCAGTCGTGTCCGTCCAGGGTTCAATGATTGGCAGAGCCGATAAAAATGGCCCGCAAGGCAGCGGCATTAACGAGGACATTTCGTTCACGCTGAACGCCACCGACCGCCACGCAGTAGCATTTTCGCAGGACAGCTACACCAAGTACAGCGAAAACGATAAATGCGGAGCGCTCCGAGCTGCAGGTGGAATGTACGGAGGAGGCTCTGAAACGCTTGTTTACAGCCCAAGCAAGAATTCCTATCATACCGAAGCCGAGGAAAACCTTGCAAACACGCTTGTCGCAAGCGATTACAAAGACCCGCCGACCGTGAATTCTCCGGAATACATAGTCCGCAGGCTTACTCCAACGGAGTGCGCCCGTTTGCAGGGATTTCCCGACTGGTGGTGCGCAGATCTCGGAACGGACGAGCCTACAGATGAAGAATTGACGTTCTGGAAAGATGTGTTTGAAACTCATCGCAAAATTGTTGGCGGCGCAGTCAAGCCGAAGTCCGAAAAGCAGATTCTCACATGGCTGAAAAATCCCCACAGCGACTCTGCGGAGTACAAGCTGTGGGGTAATGGTGTGGCTTTGCCGTGTGTTTTCGGGGATTGTATGGGTCAGTTCTTGTCGGAATTAGCTGAACCCGGCTTATCGCCGAGTACGATTTTTCCGTGCTTTTCTTCAAACTTTTCTATGCACTCACGAATCAGAACGATGATTTGCCCATTTGCGGAACGAGCCTCATAATCGGCAACGTAATGCAGTTTGTCGAGCATTTCATCGTCAATTCTGATGGATAAACTCTTGATAGCCATAAAACTCCTCCTGTTTATATCCGATATGTGTTTATTTTAACATCACAATGTGCTATAATGTATGGAGTGAGTTCAAAGTGCGTTCATAATGCGTTTACAAGGAGGGCAACATGAAAGTAGCTGTAATTGGTTCAAGAGGGCTAAGCGTGAGTGATTTAAGCAGATATCTCCCCGAAAATACCACGGAAATCGTGTCCGGCGGTGCTAAGGGAGTGGATACTTCCGCAAGGGAGTATGCTTTGGCGCACGGAATAAAGCTGACGGAGTTCCTGCCGGAATACACGAAATACGGCAGGAGCGCTCCGCTGAAACGGAATATCACGATAATTGAGTATTCGGATATCGTGATTGCGTTCTGGGATGGAAAATCACGAGGTACGAAATTTGTCATTGACAACTGCCGCAAACTCGGCGTGGAAGTCAGAGTTTACATTATAGACTAATAGTTGAGCCGTACATTGTGCATAACGCAGAATGTGCGGCTTTCTGTTAATATCCCGTTGACTTATCCTTGTAATCGAGTAAAATGTGTAGTACCGAAAGGAAATGGAGGTACATACAATGACAATTTACTACAACGCGCAGGACAGAAAACCGCTTGTGAAAGCCATCAGCGAGTTCACGGGAGCGGACGCGGTTTACATGAGGACACCGACCTACGCTTACCGAATCGACTATTTCACGGTGACCCGCGAGGGCAACCTTGAATTTGATGACAGAGCCGACAGTGAGGAAATCGAGAACTTGCTTGAGTTCCTTGCAGAGCGTGGATTCATTGCCGAAGTTGCCGACACAAGCGCCACAGAGCAGCCGGAAACGGCAAGCGAGGAAGTATCCGCAGACACCGACAGCGCCGAACACGGCGAATCTGTGGGGCTTACGGTGGAAGTTCCGCTTGAGGGTACTGCGGTGGATAACCTTACCAAGCTGCTCGAAGCCAAAGGCAGACTTATCCGCAGAGCCTTAGCGGTGGAGAGCCTGCCGATTGAGGTCACGGACAGCACGGTGAGGTTTCCCTGGTTCGCAGACTGCGGCGCTGACGAATGCAAGGCTTACACGCATTTCATTTCGGCGCTCTGCGAACTCGCCGCAAATGCGAAGAGGGTTACGGCTAAAGAAAAGGAAACAGACAACGACAAGTACGCATTCCGCTGCTTTCTCCTGCGGCTGGGATTTATCGGTTCGGAGTACAAGACCGAGCGGAAGATACTGCTGAGAAATCTCATAGGCTCATCGGCTTTCAGAAATGGAGGTGCTGCAAATGAAGTTTCCGAGTAAAGAAACAATCGAGCAGTACCGCCGAGAGTACCCGGTCGGCTGCCGAGTTGAGCTAATATCAATGGACGACCCGCAAGCTCCTCCGAAAGGCACAAGAGGTACTGTACGAGGGGTTGACGATATCGGAAATCTGCTTGTCCGCTGGGATAACGGCTCCGGGCTGAATGCTGTTCTCGGTGTTGATGTAGTTCGCAAAATCCATGGCTGATATACACAATTTCTGCGTGTGTATTTCGTTCAATATATTGTGGTAAAACCGCTTGCTATATACTGCTTTTAGAGTTAATATGTGTGTACCGTAAGGGAAACAAAGCAAACGGAGGATACAAAAATGAACGAGAAAACCACCAAGCAGATTGAAGAAATGATGAACCAGAGCATAGGGGTCGAGGTTGAAATGAATAACATTACAAGAACAAAAGCCGCGGAGCTTGCCGCCGAGTTCTTCGGAACAGGCAGACACGAGCACACCGCAGGCCGCAACGGTTACGATACCTACTCCGCATGGGACGGCGAGGGTCGCGAGTGGAAATTTCAGAAGGACGTGAGCATTGCGGGACCGGACAGTGAAAAGTGCGAAATGGTGACCCCAATACTCACCTACGCAGACATGGAAACCCTGCAGGAGCTTATCCGCAGACTTCGCAAGGCAGGCGCAAAGAGCGACGCAACTAGGGGCTGCGGAGTTCACATTCATATCGGGGCCAAAGGTCACACGCCGCAAAGTCTGCGAAACCTCGCAAACATAATGGCAAGCCACGAAAGCCTTTTAGCAAGCGCCTTGAACCTCGACAGAAGCCGCATGAACCGCTACTGCCGCACGGTCAGCAAGGATTTCCTGGTGGAACTCAACCGCAAAAAGCCCAAAACCATGGCAGCGCTTGCGGACACCTGGTACGGCAGTCAGAATGCGGATTACGGCAGGTCGGCGCACTACAACGAGAGCCGCTACCATATGCTGAACCTCCACGCAACCTTTACAAAGGGCACAATCGAGTTTCGGCTCTTTCGGTTTGACGCGCCCTCGGGCGACAAGAAAAACGGACTTCACGCAGGTCAGCTGAAAAGCTACATTCAGCTTTGCCTGGCGCTCAGCCAGCTTGCAAAGCAGGTCAAGACCGCAAGCGCAAATCCTCAGCAGACCGAAAACCCAAAGTACGCAATGAGAACATGGCTTTTACGGCTCGGGTTCATCGGCGATGAATTCAAGACCGCAAGGGAACTTTACACCAAGCGGCTCGAGGGTGACACGGCATTCCGCAACGGCAGGCCGCAGTAAGCAGGAGTTAGCTTCCTGCCCCCAACTCCCCCACAGCGTGGGGCTTTTGGTGGTAGAAAGGTGATTTCTGAAACTGAACCTTTCGGAAAGGAAAACACTATGAAACGATATTACTTAGCCTATGGGAGTAACTTAAACATTCGGCAAATGGCGCTGCGGTGTCCTACGTCAAAACCCGTGGGGACTGCGGTGATTAAGGACTACGGACTGCTTTTCAAGGGCAATAAAACAGGTGCCTACCTCACCATCGAACCAAAGGTTGGGGCGGAAGTCCCGGTTGCAGTCTGGTCGGTCGAGCCTGCCGATGAGAAAAGGCTTGATGTGTACGAGGGCTTTCCGACTTTCTACTACAAGACCGAACTAGAACTGCCCGTGAGGTACTTTTCGGGAAAGACCGTAGTCAGAAAGGCTTTCGTGTACATTATGCACGAGGAGCGACCGCTGGGTCTGCCGAGCGGTTCGTATGTGCGAACCTGCCTTGAGGGTTACAGCAACTTCGGTTTTGACGAGAGAATTCTTCTCGCAGCATTGGAGAACAGCAGAAAGGGGCAAATATGAAAGCAAACAACAATTCAAATCTTCGCACCTGCCCCCGCTGTGGGGCGCAGTACGGCGGGTATCCTGCGCTTTCGAGAAAGTACCCAAACACGCAGATTTGCCCAGATTGCGGCACACGGGAGGCCTTAGAAAGCATAGGTGTTTCCGCTGACGAGCAGGAAAAAATTATCAGTATCATTCACAATAGAACTCACAATTCTGACCGCTGATATTTGTGTACTATATTATCCGAAAATCGCTTGATATAATGCGGCTTTAGAGTTAATATGTGTACAACAAAAAACACATGGAGGAAAAGATTATGTGGAAACAGGGCGCAATCGGAGTTAAGGACAGCAACGGCAGAATGGTTTCGGTTACTTTCTGGGTAAAACAGTACGAAGAGCCGACCGAAGAATACGGAATCAGCGGCGGCAGGATTTCCAAGCTGATGTTAAAGCAGGACGGCAGGGTCGTTTACAACTACGACCGGGGCGAGGACATCAAACCCCAGACCCCCGAAGCCGAAAAGGCGCTTGCAATACTGATACACGAATACAACTGAACACTTGTGAAAGCCGTCTGCGGGCGGTTTTCCTCGTTCTGGGGGTGATGATATAAAAAAGCTGAAAAAGTACAAGCCGACAAAGTTCAAGCTGAAATCCTCGGTATACGATAAGTCAGCCGCTGATTATGCGGTAATGTTCATCGAAAATCTGTGCCACACCAAGGGCACATGGGCGGGAAAGCCGTTCGAACTAATCGACTGGCAGGAGCAGATTATCCGTGACCTTTTTGGAATGCTGAAGTCGAACGGTTACCGGCAGTTCAATACTGCATACATTGAGATACCAAAAAAGCAAGGTAAATCCGAACTTGCCGCCGCTGTTGCGCTGCTCCTCACCTGCGGCGATGGAGAGGAACGCGCGGAGGTTTACGGCTGCGCCGCTGACAGACAGCAGGCGGCTATCGTATTTGATGTCGCAGCGGATATGGTGCGAATGTGTCCTGCGCTGTCAAAGCGTGTGAAGATACTTGCATCACAGAAGCGGCTGATATACACACCAACGAACTCGTTCTATCAAGTGTTGTCCGCTGAAGCGTACAGCAAGCACGGTTTCAATATCCACGGAGTTGTGTTTGACGAGCTGCACACCCAGCCGAACCGCAAACTGTTTGATGTAATGACCAAAGGCTCCGGTGACGCACGAATGCAGCCGCTGTATTTCCTTATAACCACTGCCGGAACTGATACTCACAGCATTTGCTACGAAACTCACCAGAAAGCCAAGGATATAATTGAGGGTCGAAAAATCGACCCTACTTTTTATCCCGTGATTTACGGCGCTGATGAATCCGATGACTGGACTGACCCGAAAGTGTGGAAGAAAGCAAATCCGAGCCTTGACATTACGGTCGGTATCGATAAAGTAAAAGCCGCCTGCGAATCGGCAAAGCAGAATCCCGGCGAGGAGAACGCTTTCCGACAGCTTCGTCTGAACCAGTGGGTAAAGCAGGCGGTTCGTTGGATGCCGATGGAGAAATGGGACAAGTGCGCATTCGCGGTTGATGAGGACGAACTTGAGGGTAGAATTTGCTACGGCGGTCTTGACCTTTCATCTACTACGGATATAACGGCTTTTGTGCTTGTGTTCCCTCCGCTTGATGAAGAAGATAAATACATTATCTTGCCGTACTTCTGGATTCCAGAGGATAATCTGACCCTGCGTGTAAACCGCGACAACGTTCCATATGATGTATGGGAGCGACAGGATTTCTTGCAGACCACCGAGGGAAACGTGGTTCACTATGGTTTTATCGAGCAGTTCATAGAACGGCTCGGTGAACGCTTCAATATTCGTGAGATTGCGTTTGACCGTTGGGGCGCTGTGCAAATGGTGCAGAACCTTGAGGGAATGGGATTCACGGTAGTTCCGTTCGGGCAGGGGTTCAAGGATATGAGTCCTCCCACAAAGGAACTGATGAAACTGGTTCTTGAACAGAAGATAGCCCACGGCGGTCACCCGGTTCTGCGGTGGAACATGGACAATATCTACATCCGCACCGACCCTGCCGGAAACATCAAGGCAGATAAGGAGAAGTCAACCGAGAAGATTGACGGCGCTGTGGCGACTATTATGGCGCTTGACAGGGCTATCCGTTGTGGGAATGACCATGGGGCGAGTGTGTACGATGACAGAGGGCTATTGTTTATATAAATATATAAGGGTGGCAAAAACCACCCTTATTGAAAGTCATATCGGTTTGAGCATCGTTGAGAGGCTTGATAAGATCTATCAAGAATATTATATGCGTTTCTCGCTATTATATGAACGTTTTTTATAAATGATTTGTCCAGTCCACAGGGAAATGTAAATCGGCTGCCGTAACAACGTTCGCATATTTGTTAAGTAATGATTTAAAATCATTAACAAAATCATTCCACATATCATCAGTTGGACGAAGATATTTCATCCCAAGCATTATGTAATAAATACCCTTGAAATTAGGGGCTGGTGATATCACATCGTTTTTTAGCAATTTGGGTAAAGTTGTAAAGGCTCTGTTATATATTCTGCCATTATGTGCACATACATTACGTATAGCACAAGCAGCTTTTACCCAGGATGTTAGCATTTCATGACTAGGAACAACCGCATTATTGTTTGATTGGTATGTATAGTATTGAGCCAGTTTGTTGTATGCAGTGTTTGCTCCCGCCGATAAATTCATAAGGACTTTGGATAGTGAGCCGAATGACATTATTTCTACTGAGGACCAAACAGGTATTAATCCATGGTGATTTGCAAAGTTGTGCTTTATAAACACATCGTTAGATCTTGCTATTTCATTTGCAATAGTGCTTTGGTTTTTCCAGTACTTTTCTTTGTCCTTGAAAATTGAAGGGTCGCTTAATATTAATGGATCATTATATATTGATAGTGCATCAACGGTTCTAGTTCGTAAAGCTATTTCAATTTTGGATAAAAAACTGAATATCAAACGCGAAAACTCTGAATCAAAATTGTACAAATCAACAATATCCGTAAAATTGGTATTAGCTTGAAATTGTTTCGTGCTGTTATTATACTTATGAAACCAATATCCCTTTAGCCTATAATATCCTATGGTAGTTAAAGCTTCTTCAGGATTAGGGACATCTAAAGTCATTCCAGCGTCACTTAATTTTTTTACCAACTGATTAATATTGGATATGGATTTTGGATATTGAGTCACAATACATCATCCTTTTGTTAAAAAAAGTCCCGCCGGGTTGCGCATCCTTATCAAAGATAAGTCTAAGCGTGGCGGGTTCTGTCATTTGTTATTATATCATAAAAGAACAGAATTGTCAACTACCTATTGTGGTTTTTACTCAAGAAAATCTAAATTATTTTGCGAGGAGTGAATATACATGAAGATTTTCAGCAGCTTATTTCATTCCAGGGACAAGCCCCAAAACAGCACGGCAGGCGGCGCATATCGCTTTTACATGGGAATCTCCACCGCAGGAAAGAACGTAACCGAGCGTTCCGCAATGCAGATGACTGCGGTGTATTCCTGCGTTCGTGTGCTGTCAGAAGCTGTGGCAGGGCTGCCGTTGCACGTTTACAAATACCGTTCAGACGGACTGGGGGCAGCTTCTGCCGGAAAGGAGAAAGCCGTATCGCATTCGCTTTACAGCTTGCTGCACGATGAACCGAACCCCGAAATGACCTCGTTTGTTTTTCGTGAAACGCTCATGACGCACCTGCTCTTGTGGGGCAACGCTTACGCGCAAATTATCCGCAACGGCAAAGGCGAGGTCGTTGCTCTCTATCCGCTTATGCCGAACAGAATGACGGTTGACCGTGATTCAAGCGGCAGGCTGTATTATAAATACTACCGAGGTTCTGATGAAGCAATCCGCAGTAAGGAATATGAGGTAATTCTTTCGCCGGGTGATGTCCTGCATATCCCCGGGCTTGGCTTTGACGGGCTTGTTGGCTACTCGCCTATCGCAATGGCGAAGAACGCTATCGGACTTGCGATTGCAACCGAGGAATACGGCGCAAAGTTCTTCGCAAACGGCGCTGCGCCGAGTGGTGTTCTTGAACACCCCGGAACGCTGAAGAACCCGGATAAAGTCCGCGAAAGCTGGAATGCCACCTTCGGCGGTTCACATAACGCAAACAAGGTTGCTGTGCTTGAAGAGGGCATGAAGTATTCCCCCATCAGTATTTCACCCGAACAGGCGCAGTTCCTCGAAACCCGAAAATTTCAGATAAACGAGATAGCTCGAATTTTCAGAGTTCCACCCCACATGGTTGGCGACCTTGAAAAATCGAGCTTTTCTAATATCGAGCAGCAGTCGCTTGAATTTGTGAAATACACGCTTGAACCGTGGCTTGTGCGGTGGGAACAGAGCATGGCGCGTTCGCTTCTCACTCCTAGCGAGAAACGGGAGTATTTCATCAAGTTCAACGTTGACGGACTGCTGCGCGGCGACTACGCAAGCCGCATGAGTGGTTACGCTACGGCGCGGCAGAACGGCTGGATGTCCGCAAACGACATTCGGGAACTTGAAAATCTCGACCGTATTTCTGCCGAGGCCGGCGGCGACCTTTATCTCATAAACGGCAATATGACTAAGCTTGCCGATGCGGGTATTTTCGCATCGGCAAATGGAAAGGAGGATTCCGATGAAGAAGTTCTGGAAGTGGACGAACAAGATGATACAGAACGAAGAAACGCAGGAGCAGAACCCGGAGAGGACGCTGTTTCTCAACGGCACTATCGCCGATGAAAGTTGGTTTGACGATGATGTAACTCCGCAGCTTTTCAAGGAGGAACTGTTGTCCGGCAGCGGAGATATAACCGTCTGGATAAACTCGCCCGGCGGCGACTGTGTTGCTGCGGCGCAAA